GTGCTGTGAATTGACCAGTGAATTCGATAGCTAGTGGAGCAGTTCCCTGTAACGGAAAATAACGCCATGATTGCAAGTAAGCATAGTTACCTGATGCCGTTGAAGTACCTGCCGCATTGACATTCAAGAAGCCAGATGATTGAGTCATCGTCATGGTTGCAAAGCTGTGCTTCCAGTTCGATAGGTTCTGAGTAATCGCGTTAAACGTATCAGTGAATAACATTGTGTCAACACCAACACGCATACGGAAGTCTTGTGATACTTCAGGGGATTTTAAGTATACCGTTCCTGTTTTCTCACCTGTATCATTCTCACACATCATGCGTACTGAACCTACATAAGCAGGTGTATTGGTTAAAGCAGTCTTAACATTACCTACCGCATCTAAATTACTTGCTTCAATTTTTACATCTAATGACATAGTTTATCCTAATCAGCCCAGACGTAACGAACCGCCCATGTGCCTGTTAATTTTTGTGTTGAACGTGCGTAAATAGTGAAACCTGTTGATGTTGTTGGAGTGCCACAAGTCAATCCTGCAAATACTCCAAAGTATCTATGGTCTGCCGATGTATGGTCTACTGTTGAATCGTCAGCCATAACGAAAGCCTCTGCTTTGCTTGTTGCTGATATAGTCGTTAATCCTGCAATCTCTACGCTTGCCTCATTGCTACCTATGCCGAAGTCAATTATTGCTGTGCCTTGACCGTTAGCCATTATTCAATACCTTCATAATCTTGTATTGCTTCTGTTTGCTCATTATCAAACGGCTCATCTTCCATGACCTCATCTTCAATAAGTCCGCTATATACCGCACCGCTTGGTGCTTGCATGGTGATACGCTTTCTCGTTCTTACTTTAGGTAATGGCTCTGCTATGGTGGGGTCTGCATAATCTGCTATATTTTGGATTGGTTGCATAGTCATAAGTTTACGCATCATTATTTTAGGTAATGTCACATCACTAGACATTTCAGATTCTTCCTCAGCGCTTTCTTTTTGCTGTAAAGAGAAGTAACCTTGCATCTCTGCAATATCCTCATTACTCTGAATATTTAACTGAGCTATCTGTAGTTTATTCTGTGCGTCAATATTAGCTTTTTCAATAGCCACTTGAGCCTCAGTCTGTATCTTATCAATAGCTATCTGCGCTTCAGTCTGTGCCTTATCCTGCATTTGCTGGGCTTTTAGCTGGCTTTCTTGTTGCGCTTGAGCCTGTCCACTCTCCGCCTCTTTTAATCTGTTTGTAGCATCTTCTAATGCTGCGCCTAGCTCTTGTGCGTGTTGCTCTAGCATCTGCATTTTCTGTGCTAATTGTGGGTCTTGCCCATCTTCAGTTTGTTCTTGCAATACAGGGCTTTCTCTGCCTACTTCCATGCTATCCCAAGTCTGATTCAATAGCTCTCTAGCATCAATCAATGGAGCTGTGACTTGATTACCCATAGCAAAGTCAGCAAAGGCTCTTAGTTTGCTTGTTAATATCTCTTTCTGCATGAATGAGCTAGTACCTGTTGCTTGCCAGTTCATAAATGATGATTTACCGAACTGTTTAATCTGTTCCCATGCTTGTGCGTGTTTGTCACCGTGAATCTTCTGCACAGTCTCCACTTCTAAGAACTTGATATTCCACTCAATGATGCTCTCGATAATCGGCTCAATCCAGTTAGCATCAATATTCTGAATCACCTCCTTCAATGGTAAAGATGAAGCCGACATAATCATGCTGATCCCTGATGCAGTCTTGTTTAAGTTACTTGCATCATCGCCCTGCGTGTACTTAGTAATGCCTGTATCGTCATCGCTGAATTGTTCCGACATACGGATAACATCAAGCCAGCCACCTGTAATGTCAGGCTCTATGTGTTCCATAATAGCTGTTTTGCGCTCATCAGGAGATAAGCCTGGTTTAAGTTGGTAAACCTTGCCTGGTGTCTTGATAAAGTTTTCAGTAGGCATGAACATTGAACGGTCAACGCTCTTAGTGCCTAGTAATGCCATTGCCTTACCTTCCATAAATAAACGGAAAGCAGCGTTAACTGTCTTTTGGTGTGGGATATTGTTTTCTGCTACACCTACACCCCAAATCTCATGATCTACTTCTTCATAAGCGCATCTATAGGTCATGCACTTGTCGTAAGGATTCTTGTTAGCCTTAACCACAGCACCGCCAGCCATAACGATAATAGCTTCTACCATCTCACCGCTATCAGCATCATCTGTGTCAGGCTCTACATCACCACCTTTAAACATCTTGGCAGGTACTTTACCAAAGAAACGCGCGACTTTGATTCTATCGCCTTTGTGCCAATACTCTACGTTTGCGCGAGATAAGGCCGCTTGCTCTGAACCTGTCTGATGTGTAGTGTCGCTTGCATCTAATAGGGCCAATTCTACGTTAGAGTAGGATTCATCATCTTTCCATGCTTCTATTGTATGGCGGCTTTCCATTGTCACCCAAAACACACCTAAGCCATTATTCAGCTCTCTAGCCTCAGGGTCAGGGTAAACATCTAAGGTGTTGCCAATCTCAAAGTAAGGCGTGTCAAACTCATACTTTTGTTCTTTAATCTGCGTGTAGCCTAGTGAATTATCCGCCGTTGTTTCTGTTAAGCTATCCTTGCGTACCAATACACCAAAGATAAAGCCTGTGCCGAACGTAGCAAGCGTGTTAATACCTGTCTTCATCAGCTTCTTGAACTTCATGCGCTCTAACTGCTCTGTGACAATATCTTCCATCACATCAGCAAATTGGCGTAGTCCTTCCTCGCTTGGCGTTGTGTCAAATGGTAACTTGCCATTACCAAACAAAGCATCATTAATCTTGGCGCGACTAGCTCTCACCTTGTTACGAGTTGAACCGATAAATAGGTTATTAGCTTTCTTTGACTTAGCTATACCAGTGTCTTTCGTATCATCTGCGCGAGGAATACGCATCACATCGTTATAGCAATCAAGCATCTTTAGTTCTTGGACATTACGCGCCTGTTCCCAATCTACTAAGCGGCTATCTAGCAGTAATGCTAGAGCTGCTGTGTTGTTTGTAGAAGTAGTCATAGTGTCCTAAAAGTAGATTCCATCTTGATTTGGTTGTGCTTGTTGGATAACTGCATATTCTTTCCAGTCATCATTCGTCATTGATTCTGCATTAATGGCGATATAGCGTATATTGTCACCACCATGCGACCACTCATCATGCAATGGTGCGCCAGGCTCATTAGTCTGTTGGTTGATTGCCCGCTTATAGCGTTTAGCTGATTGCACTAGATATTCAGTTGTAGGCTTATTGAAATACATCTGACCAAATTTAATCCTAGCCATTCTGATACCATCTTCAATACTCATGCCTGGTGTAATGCGCACATCCCACCCTAGCTTCTGCATAATCTCTTGTGCGCTCTTGCCTGTCTTAAAGTCTTTATTGCGACCATCATGCGGTAAGTACATTGCACCCCAATTGAGCTTCATATCTTTAAGCGTGTTTGAGTATTGGTCTAATGTCTTGTGGCTGTCTTTAATGGTATGAATGATACGAATACTAGACTGATGCACTTGCACCAAGCTGATGACCATTGCATCGTTCCAGCCTAAGTCAAATATCAAATGTACCTTTAGCATAGGGTCGTATGGATATAATCCTATCCTGCCGTTAGCTTCGGCCTCTGCTATCTCATCGTACCAAATAGCACCACTGGCAGCAGGTAAGCATAAGCCTTCCCATATATTTTTATAGGCTTTAGGGTCTGTAAGCTGGCAATGTATGCGCTCTTGCTCAAGCACATCACTGAACCACGGATTATCATCATAGTTCATCTTAATGATATGACTATTCTCTGGTGGATTAGCTACGAATCGCTGATAGGTGTCATCAGTTTCTAACTCAGGATTAAAGCTAACCCATATCTCACTGTCAACTTTACGGATCGTTGGTATCAACACATCCCATGAACGCTTGCTTACTGTATGAGCTTCTTCTATCCAGCAAATATCACAGCCTTCGTAGCTCTTAATAGAATCTATGGTATGTGTGGCTAATCCACTAAAACTAAACTCTGTACCATTCTTACCGCGTATCTCAGTTTCCAGCACTTCATAGAAGCCACCTAAACCTAACGCTTGTATCTGGTCACTTAATAATTTGTGTACCGATTGCTTGATAGACTTTTGAATCTCGCGAGCGCATAAGATACGCATCTTACTTTGTGCGCCTAATATCAATAACGCTCTAGCAAATGTCCATGACTTGGCACTACCCCTGCCACCATAAGCGCCCTTGTATCTGCACTTCTCAGTTAACAGGAATCCAAGCTGCTTTGGTAGCTCTATCATCCAATGAGTTTAACGGTTAAGTTCATGCTAATAGGGTTATCTGCATCACCTGTATGCTCAATTGATTTCAAATCAGGTAAGGCTTTGTCTAATAACGCTTTTCCAATATTAACCTGAGTCTGAGTTAGCTCTATACTTCCATCAAATGCAGACATTAGCCTTACTATGATGTTTGATGCTTTTATCTTAGCTCTCACATCGTCTTGGTGGCGTTTCCCTAACGGTCTACCAGAAGGCTTAATATCCTCTGGTGCTTTTTTTACGGTCATTATTAATTCCAGTGCTTAATCACACCTGCAATGATGAATAGCATGGTGATTACCTCTAGTGTTGTGATTAGATGTTTCAATAGGTGCTT